CTTGGTCCATTCCCAGCATCCACATTGCAAAAAGGCGATGATGCCCGTCTACGATAATCAACTTTTCCCCATCGTCATAAACCATTGGGAAATTACGGTACTCAGTAATTGCCTGACCAGCCGAGACAATATGATCGGCCACATTAGAGCGGTCCATCGAAGTATTTGTTCCGTAGAGTTCCTTGATGTTGACTAGCGTAACTTTTGCTTTCTGCCAAATATCAGGATCTACCGTGTAAACGCCATTTTCGGTTTCAACAGTCTGCCACGGAGAAGCCACTTCATCTTCGAGTTGTTGTTCAGAGTCAGTAGTCGGGTGAGTTCCGGCGAGGTTAGGTAAAGCCGCTAATCGAGCGAGCGCATCTTTAATCTTAGCCTTATCCGGCACTCCAGCCTTTTCAAAGTCAGGAGCAGTCGTTTCATTTGCATTAGGTAAAGGCTTAGGCTCATTAGGTAAAGGCTTAGCGGAATCCGTAGGCTTTATTTCTCCCTCTGGAACCGTCGGAGCCATAGGGTTAACAGCATCTTGAACATTTTCTACGCCAACGATAGGGGCAGAAGCGTTAATGATTCCTTCTGGAGAGAATAGAAATACGCCATTACCGGCTACGAGAATTGGTTGGTCGGCGGCTGGAGTGTCCAGAAGCGGAAGCCCTAGTTCAGAGCGGCGTTCGTTGATGGTTTTAGTTCCGCCACGAAGTTCAAGATCAGACTTCTTTGCCATCTGTTCGTTGTCGCGGATTTCTTTAATCATAAACTTAAATTCAAGTTCTCTAGGCATACCGAGGTATGTGTAGGAAATGTTTGTAAGCATTTTAGAAATCCATTGAGCCAACGGAGCGACCCCAATAGATTGAGCCGCTTCTGCTTCTCCCTCTTGATGACCGCTAGCACCCATTCCACCTTTAGAGGAGAATCCGATTTCGGTAGGCAATACGCCAAAGTGACCAGTTATAGAAGTAATCAAATATTCATCAAGAGCGGCCTTAAACTTCTCGCCGTAGCCTTCATAAAATTCAGGTTTCAATCCGGCTGGCAAAATAAGAGCACGCTTACGCTGTTCGGTTTGTCCAGCAAGGTTGTCGTTAATAATGTTTTCGTACTGCTTCATTACGAGCGGGTCATTACCGAAATCCGCATCCGAAGTAAGCATCATTTCAGGAGTTACGCCATCGGTATATTCAGCGCGAAGCCATTGTTGGCGGCGAAGATATAGGTCGGCTAAAGGTAGGCAACGCTCAACAGGAGACGAGCCATAAACCGAGTTAGCCCTGCGATTGCGAATGAAATAACTTAGGTCATCGGAAGTGAATTCACCGTCGGCTTCTGGATCATCCGAGTTTGCTTGAAATTCAGTCCGAGGAAAGCCATAAAGGATTTGTTGGTAAGCGGCTTGTGGAGCCATCGGGCGCATACCGCGATCATCCAACATTGGTTTGATAGTAGAGCCATCAAGGATTTGGAAACCGTACAAGTCTCCCCCGACAGTCTTTTGCGGCCAGATAGCCCACGCATCAAGTACGAGAATTTCTTCTAGGCTCATCATCATCCAGTCGATAAATGTTAAGCCGTTTGCCTTGTCGGGGTTTTCCCAGAAGGTACGAAGTCGATAAATTTCATCGGAGAATTTTTGTCTTGCTTGACTCATAGCGCGAGTGTGATCTCCGCCTATTTCAGCAATAATCTTTTCGGAAGCATCTTCGGCAATTACAATGTCCCAGTCGAGTCCGGAAATTTTTGACTTTAATACTTCAATACAGCGACGAACAATATCTATCTGCTCGGCTGCTCCACGAAGGGTTTTGAATTGAACTAATTTTTGTTCTGAACCGATATTAAGGTTCTGCGCTACTTGATATTCGTAGCGGCGTGGGTCGGGTCTACCGTCTGAGCGTAAAGGGTTAATCGCGCCCGGCAGGATTGGCATACCCGGACCGAAAGGCACTCCAGCCATAATCGGGTTACGAGTTAGCGGAGTTTGTTGTCCATAAGTTTGACCCGCACGGGAGTCTCTCATTTCTTGTTCCGTCATTACGACAGATCCCGCAGGAAGATTATTTGGAGCCTTCTCAATTTGTGCTTCAACGATTGCTTTTGCTAGACGGTCTAATAGACCCATTGTCTCTCCTTAGTTATGCCCCTTATATTTCAGGCTGGTGTAATGATAGCGGTTTTGCATCTAGGGCATAATTTAGTTCCGCGCACCAAAGGCAATCTACACGATGGGCAGAAATCAGCCATAGCGGCAAGGGAACGCAACGCAACTGAACCAGCCATTAAATCAGAAACAGCCCAGACCATAGCGTCCATCCGGTCTGGAGATTTATCCGAGTCCGGTTCCCAAGTAACTAACTGATCTTCTAACTCAGGGAAATCAGTACCAACGAAATGAAGTTTAAGTTGCTCACTCAGGGCAGACACCGGTTCGGCTCGCACTCTTTTGCCCCTAGAAGCGTGGACTTTTCTATACGGAACAGAAGCATCGACCTGCCTTAATAGGCTTTCGATCATATCCCCGCCGTTATTTGCTTCTCCAATTACCCTGTCGCACTTCCATTTTCTATACATTTCAACGGCCCTACGCGCCCACGCTTCCGGAGTTCCCCGCATAGAAGCATCTTCCAAAATGTAATAATGCCCGTCGGGAGTAGCACCGGCGACCACGATTCCGGTTTCATCGCTTCCCTCTCCACTCGTTACGGCAGGATCTATAGCCACCACGCATCGAAAATAAGGCGGAGCATCTTCGACTTTAATTCGCGCTTCTTCAATAAGAGTTCGAGTCCAAAGAGCCGAATCTGATTCAGTCAGTAACTCCCCATAAAGTTCTTGCCTACCCATACGAGTGCCAGCGTATCGAGCCTGTAATTCAAGCAAGGCTTGTGGCGCAAGATTATCGGCATTATCAAAAGTTGAGCCACGAACCACCTTTACAGTCCCGTCGGTTCGTTGTACGAGATTTCGTACGAGTGCCACCGGTCTAGGAGTAGTCGTAATAACGGTTCGAGGATGGCCACCTAAGCGAAGTCCAAATTGCAGTTGATCCCAAGTGTCCGGATATCTCCACGCGGCTAACTCATCGCACCACGCCCCGTGATGTTGCGGACCACGAAGGCGGTCAGGCTCATCGGCAGAAAAAAGTTTGATACGAGATCCATTACTCAGGATAATCGAACCTTGCGAACGATTGTAATCTTCTAAAGAGCCATAATCTCGAAGTATGTTGATAATTCCAGATTCACCTTCGGCGCATACATCTCGCACATCGCCAAAAGTCGGAGCCACGATAGCCCACCGAGTATTGTTTTGAGTAGTTGCTTCCCACGCTAGCCATTCAGCCGCAGTACGAGTCTTTCCAGCACCACGCCCAGCAAGATAAAGGTAAATGCTCCACGGCTCATCGCTATTCGGTAATTGCTCCGGTCTCGCTAGATCCGTCTCCCACGCTATTCTCCGATTCTCGAACTTCTCGTATAACTTTGATAATCTCTCTTGTTCTTTGTCGTAGAAGGTTTCCATCGTAGGTAGTCACTTCCATTTCTGTCTTTACCGGCATATCTAATCCGTACAGTTTCGCATCTCGTTCCAAAATTCTTAGCATCATCGCAATCGCCCTAAGATCACCTTTGAGCACCTTATCCCAAATAGAAGTAAGAGCAGTTTCAAGCCTAGCCCTATGCAACGCCCTACCTTCGGAAGCGAGAGCATCATCCTTAGTTCTTTCTATCGCCCTTCTAAAAGCAGCGTGCGCCCCAGACGGGTGCGAGTATCCAAGTTTTTCTGCAATCTGATCAAAAGTTAATCCGCCCTTACGGTATTTTAAAACCTCTCGTTCTTTCTCAATCAGAGCAGAATCGAGTTTAATTACATTACTGTCGCTCATAATTACATTGTAACCGTTACGGTCTGTTTCCGATACCTGCTACTTACTATCTTAGGTACGGCGTTATCCCATTTAATTGAATGATGAAATCTTCTATTCTTTTCACCCATCGTTCTCACACTCACACACGACGGAGCCATCATCACCGTATAAAAGGATTTCACATAAGTGCCAGCATCTAAATAGATTTCAGTAAGCCCACCTTTAGCCTTTTGAGTCTGAACCTGTGTAAGTTGAAGATTCATTACGGTAAAAAATAAATCGCCCAACGCTCCAGAGACTACATAAGCATTAACATCTTCGTTAATTCGCCCAATAAATTTAATTGGCTTGTTCATATCCATAAAGAAACTGTTCATCGCTTTACGCAGGATCCCTTTACCGATAGACCCATCTATCCCGCCAATATGATCTCCGCCTTGACTCATCGCCACCGTTACGGCTCCGGTATTTTTTAAAAGCGTAATCATCGCTTCGACTATCGCGTCAAAATTATGAATTGTTTTAGATCTAATAACCCCATCTTCTACATATCTATGGCAAAAGGTCGTGTAATCATCATCCAGTTGAAGCATATAATCCAGCCCCATTGTTTTAGCGATTCTTTGAGATTCATTACGGGCATAAGTAACCCCACGAAGGCTTTGAAGCGAATCCCCGATATCAAAAGTTTGAGACGCAGCTTTTTTATCGAACTGAATAACCTTATCTTTTCCAAAGGTATTACGGTACTCATCGGCAGTTTTATCTTCGCTGTCGATAATGAAATAAATCTTTCCCGTATATCCGGATTTTTTTAAGGCTTGAACAGTTTTAACATTATCCGGCCTACCGTGGGTCAAAATGAATACGGCGAAATTATTCACTTTCTTCATCTTTCATCTCGTTAATTGTCTCCACGAAGGCGGCGTACCCATAGCGAATTGCATCATCTAAGTCGATAATTACGAGCGCGGATTTTTCCATCAACTCTTGGATTTCCGGCGTAGCGTGAGGGTAATACTCGGCGATTTTAGAATAATTGAAAACTGTATGCCTATTGGCGGCCATAATAAGAAAATCTTGTACATCTTCGGGAAGATCAGCGGCGAGAATCTCATTTCGTAATTCTTTAGCCTTATCTTCATTAAAAAGATCACTCATTACCGGCTTATCGCCCACGATTTCATATTGAGGAAGATTTACGGTTTTCGTATAAGGGTTTTCTTCCCCCGCTTTAATATCTTCAAATTCTTTGCTTGTAAATCCCAAATCGCTTAAATCCCACCCGCGCTCATCTAATTCTTTTAATTGAGCCGCAAGTACATCATCGCCCCATTCGGCTAGTTCAGAAGATCGATTATCAGCGAGCGCATAAGCCATCGCAGTATCGGCATCCCAATTATCAGGGCATCTTGTTATTGAGATTTCATTCCAGCCTAAAGATTTGGCGGCTTCAAGCGTTCCATTGCCGGCAATTACTACCCCGTTATGAACGACTATCGGTTTTCTTTGCCCAAACTTATTAAGGCTTGCCGAAATTGCATCAAGATTTTTTTTGCTATGCCGTCTCGCGTTGTTCGGATCTAGGTTCAGACTTTCTATCGCTACTGTTTCCAAATTCACTTATCGCCTCTAATCTTGCATCAAGTAAAGAATCTAATTCGCCCATTAAAAATGCTTTGCGTTGGTGAGTCAGCCTATTCCCATACTGATCTTTCATCAAAATAGAAATATGAGAAATCGCCTCGTCTATATCAGCGACAGTCACTACATCTTTTTCGATAATCACGGGATTCATTTTACCGTCTTACGCGACTCCCGTTTTTCTTTATAGGTTTTAATCTCATCCGCAAGGTAAAAAACAGTTTTCCCTTCGCGTTTTACCCATTTAATCGTTTTCCGATACTGGAGTTGTCTTAGATTATTTATGTTAATGCCCAAATGCTCGACCACTTGGGCGCAGTTCCAGAGTTCATCTACCAATTTGGCACATCCTTAGTTGCGGGAATTTCACCAAAGAATTTATCGCGCACTACTGGAGCCTGATTCTTGGGTGATTTAGGCTTTAAGTAGAAATCAGTTCCGGAAATCTCTAATGAAGTTTTAATTTCTCCGGCTTTGTTTGTATAAGTAGATTGAGAAAACTTACCCACGACCATAACTTTATCGCCCTTAGTCAGAGAATCGAGCACTAGGTCACTTTTAGAATTCCAAAAAGTAACTCGAAACCATATTGTCTCGCCATCTTCCCATTGACCCCCGACTTTAGATCTAGGGGTATGTGCCAGCGAAAACGATGCGAGAGTTTCTTCTTTGAATACTTTCATTTCAGGATCAGAGCCTAAATTGCCTTCGATAATAATTTGATTCATTTAATCGCCTTTCTTGATTGGATTGCTTACATTACACCGATTCTACGCTTCCGTCATTTTTCAAAAGTACCCAAGAGCCATCCGGTCGAAGAAAGGGTTCAGTCTCAGGATCAGACCAACTGCTCACCATCCAGCCTTTATCGCTAGCCATCGAGGGGTTAAGGTGAATAGAGTTTGTGCCTAAATTATGGCATTTATGATGAACTTTAATTAAATTTGATGCGGAATCTTTACCGCCGCGAGATTTTAATTTTCTATGATGCAACGCCATAGATTCGAGAGCGGGGTTACCGCAAGTTTCACAGTAATGCCCCGCCCTCTCATTTACCAACTCAACGATTTCTTGTTTCAATACCAGCCAATTTTCTGTTCGTGCATCCACGCTCCGCAAGGAGAATGATAACGAACAGAAATATAGCGTAATCCATATTCGATTTGTTTCATAGGGTTGGAAGTTTTTGTGTGTTTATAGTTCCCCCAAGTCTCCGGCATAAATTGAGCGATTCCATACGCCCCCGAAGATTTGTTTAACGCTTTAGGATTCCAGTGACTTTCCTGTGTCCAAAGAGCATCTAGGCAAGAGAATTGAACCTTATTCGGGATCAAAATCCGCGCATAAAGTTTGGGTTCCTTAAAAAAAGAAACGCTTGTTTTTGGAGCGAAAGCGGCTGATGCTCCTACCGTTTGACAAGATCCCACCATTAAGGCAACTACAAGGATTTTGCCCCAAGCCTTTATTAGGCTTCCTTACTCCGTTTCGTACAGAAGGAGCAGACGGTTGCCACCCATAGTTGAACACCGCATCCGCGGCAACGATTTATCTGTGAATCATCCATTTTCGTACATCCTTTCGGGAGATAGCGGACTCCAGTATTTTAGACCTAAACCCCCAATGACGGTTGAGGGTCAGGTGTCGCAGCAAAAAATTTAAGCGGCTTTTTCTCTTTTCCAGCGCATTACCGCTTCCTTCTGCGCATCTTTACACGCTTGACAAGTAGATTCTTTCATTTTTAAATGCCGGTTATATCCAGCACGGGTTCCACATTGAGCCACCTTGCGAGTCAATGCTCTACCTTCGGCGATTGCTTGTTTTCTGTTTTCCATATTTTCGCAAGAAAGGCATTTATATGTTTTAGTGCAGAAGCAATCTTTCATCTTCCCGTTACCGCCCACACATAATTTTCGTAATCTTCACGATTTTGATCATATTCATCTTTAAGATTTTCCGGAATTAAAGCGGCAATCGCTTCCGTATGACAGCAAGCCGTCACAAAATATTCGTCTTTCACACTCCAAAGCATTTCCGAAATTGTCCAAGTTTCGTTATTTGAACACCACCCGCAAGTAAATAATTCTTTGTCTGTGTAATCATATTCAGCACAATAAACTGCGACGAGAACCGGAGTTGATTTAATTAACTTTCCGCAATCTTTAGCACAATTAGAGATTTTGCTCATCACAACCCGCTTTCGCATTTCATAAGATCACCAAAACACCATCCGTTGCCCGTCCACCATATATGATTGACGAGATAATAACCGGCGAGCAATACAGCGAAACCAACGATTAAAAGCACACCGAAAGCAACACGACGGCGCATTATGTATTTAGATCCCATTTTCATTCGATACCTTCTTTCATAAGTTGAACTTCAATTTTTATTGCGCACCACTCACACTCGTAGATTGCTCCTTGCATCCCAATTAAATGAATGATTAACTTATTAGCGAATCCGCCTTTGGTTCCACACCATACGCAATTCATAATTCTCTCTTATCGTCAAAATGAACAATAAACGCGAACAAAATAGTAATGATTACAAGGTTCAGAAAGATCATCCCCCACATTAGAGATCGCCCCCGTAATTAGTTGTAATCATATAAGTATCATCAGCCGTATCGAAATAAACCCGATAAGGAAAATTTAAAACTTGCAAAAAAGCCTTTACGAATAAAACAGCGGGGTAACTTTCTACCCAATAAGCGCGAGCGAATTCATAATCAACTTCGGGTTGAAACGCTTCCGAATAGTCAATATCTTCAAACCGACCTTCTTGCAGTTTCCATTCAGTTGCAGAATTTTTCCAATTAGTTGAATTTACTGTAAGATTTTCAAAATCCGAGTGTGTAAGTTTCATTTTGCATCCGTTTCGTAATTACACTCAGGGCATCGAGCGAAGTGCTTCCATTTTTTATCTATTCCGAAAGTCATTGCACTAACTCCGTACATTTCTATTTTGCATTTAGGGCAAACGGGATCAGTTAAATCCGCTACCGCAAGTTTTGTAAGTTTCATTTTTCATTTACTCCTATCGAATCGAGATAATTTTCTACGATAATTCCATCGAATTTTTTATTTAAATATCTAATTACTTCGCTCAAATCAACATCGAAGTTGATAAGCGCATTGAATACTGCCGCGACTTCGTGTATCTCAGCCATTTAACGAGTCACCCATTCAGACTCATAAACCTTGCCACAAAGAAAACACTCTCCAGCGCGAATGTCGTAAATCTCTCCACACACGCAACCCATTCCGCGAACAGTAGGCTCGCCAGCGTGAAAGTCGTAATGAAGGAGTAATTCATATTGAGCCTTAAAAGATTTGCCACAGTTAAAACATTTATATTTCATTTTGTTACCTTCCGTCAAAAGGGGCATTGTTGCCTTGTTAAGAGAAATCTACAGCGAGAGCAGAAATTTGTACATAAAAACACCGATTTAAATATAAACTTTTTGTTATATTTAAAACCATTTAAGACACCCACTTGACTTCGCCATAACACTTTTTGCAGACGAGGGTCATTTCAAAATAGGTCACTCTTGCCCCACAACACGACGAAATTTCCGTTTTTGTGTTTACAGTAGCCATTTATGCCACCGCCTTCACATCGAGTAAATAAACCCCGAACATCCCCGCGTGCTGTTTAATTACATTTACTTTATCGTTATCAGCCAGCCCGACCAATTTTTCCTGAATCCACGGTAACTCAACAATTAAAGATTCGAGGAATTTACTAACGCTCATAATTTCTTCTGTAACAACAGTTCCGTTTGTCAGAGTTTGAGATTTCATTATGCACCCACCTTCACGCTTTTGTTGATAGCCAGTCTCCAGATCAAGTTGCCACCGAATCCGCAGTCGAAAGCGAAATCGAAGTTGGTCGCTAGATTCTTGTAATAAGTATTTTCATCGAAAATCTGACCTTTTGTGTGCTCGTTCATATCAAGAATTGACTGAGCGATTTCAGCAAGTTCAGCCTTAAATTCAGAAGAAAGTTCGCGGTTTGTAAAGACAAAATCTACGCCGTAAGAAACTTCAACCGGTAATGTTGAACCTTCGAGAATAGTAAAAACAGAAGGCTTATACGATTTCAAGTCAATCATTCCATCGAACGATGCACCTTCGAAACGCTTTACGACTAAATCAACTTCTTTTGAAGTCGGACCATCAACCCAAGAAACATTTATTGAAGATCCACCAGAATACGAATGTGAACGCACTGTAAATTTTACATTTGGAAAATAATGCTTAACTTCTTTGCGAATTAACTTAGCAGTGTCAGTTGTTGAAAATCGTGTAACTTTCATTTTTATGCACCTACCTTTTCGAATCGGCGAGCGAGAACAGATTCAAAAGATTTTCCATAATTAAACGCATATTTAGTAATATCCGCTAAACAGATCAAGCAAATTTCGCGATTATTTGTACAAGCCAAAACATCCACTTCATTATTGCAAAGTGTGCAAATCATTTTTTTCTCCCCCGTCAAGGTTAGGCGTTGTTGCCTATAAGAGAAATCTAAAGTGACCCCCGATAGATTACAAGCGAATTGCCCGTTATTTGGAAAATATTTTTATTTCAGCCCCCGGACTGTTTGAATAGACTTTTGTCGCTTTAATGTCTATTACTTGAGAATCGTCTTGATAAGCGATTCCAGTCAGGGCATCCAGTACTGCCCGAATATATTTATCGAGATCCGGAGCCACCGTCGGAAACTCTCTTTTGACCGTTTTAGGTCGGCGAACCTGAAATTCAATCTCGATGCCGATAGCCCCATCGACGGGCTTCGCCCCAGAGAAGCGAGCCGACAGTCCGATAGTAGATCTCCACACCGCCAGAGCAGACCCCTGAGAATGGAGAATATGCCCGTTTATGACCTTCATCGAACCTTGCGGAACGGGAACGCCATCGGCTCTGAAAGAAATCACTCCCTATTGTGGCAGGATTGCTATCGAATCCGTAATTACTTTATGAACAATTTTACTGCCGTCGGTTAAATAGAAATCGAAGGCTCCGACATAATCCGGCCCATCAATCGCTTTGACGACCATTGTCTCCCCATTCAAGGAAACCTGATCACCACTTTGAACCTTATCCGGTGTGACGATTGTCATAACTTCCCTTTCGGTTGCGTAATGCTTACGCGTAATGGTAACAGATTACTAAAGGTCTTGGACTCCCCTAATCAGATCTCTAAGGTTTTTCGGGGCAGGAACGCCCGCTGGAACCTCGTCTGCCGTAAACTTGGGTGGAGTTATCGTCGGCTTGGTATCGAGGCTTCTAAAGCCATTCTGCGACCGTCTAGGTGGTAGTGGAGAGTCGAGCCATCTGTCCCCATTCAGCCAAGTAGCAGGATGAGCAGTAAATTCAGGTTCACGATTAGGATCTTTCGCATATCTTTCCGCCCCTTCGATAATCATCAAAGAAGTGCCACGCTTAACAGCCTTAATCCAAGCCTTCATCGCAGTAGCCTTTCCGACCTTTATCGGATATGTGTTCCAGAATTTCTCAAAAGTGTTTAATAAATCTCTTTTTTTATCTTCCTCTTTATCTTCCTCTTTATGGTTCAACGCCCGTTCATCATCCGTTGAACGCTCGTTCGTTTTCCGTTGAACGCCAGACCTTTTTCCAGCGAACGAAGCCTGTTCAGACTTCTCCCGAACCTTTGCTAGATCATTTTCAACCCGAGCGTGTGTCCATATATCCCCATCAACCCAAAAGAATTCGGCAAGGATTTCTCGGTTATCTTCCCACTCTTCCGAAGTCATTTTGGCAACGAAAGCGAGCCTATCTCCGGTATTGTCTAAAGGCTTACCCCTCTGCCAGTAATTCATTAAAAGCAACATATACGCCCCATTTTGAGCCGCATTTAGGTGAGCAGTATCGGCAAGATAATCGGAGACATAAAGTTGCATATACGGTAACGAAGTCATTTATTTCCCAATCGCGTCGTTGATCATTTCTTCGGTGATTCCATAATGAGCGAAATCTTTAATAACTTTATTCTTCACTTCTGAATTACGGTAGTCAAGAAGCGAACGCCTTTCGTCCGTCGTGCATCCACCCCACACCCCGTAATTTTCATTAGAAGCCGCATACCGAAGGCATCGAGCCCATATAGGGCAAGGAGCGCAGGTGAACCGGATCACATCAACATCTATGAGTTTTACAATTCCTCGTTCTTCTATTTTGTAGAAAAACTCAGTCGGAAGATTTTTACACGCCGCTTTACTCCAGTCGATTTCGGTATAAGACGGGTTTGCATAATTTTCATTAAGAGCATCTAGTTGGTCGCGGTCATAAAGCCCATCTTCGAAACGATGAATTTCGTACCTTTCAATCCATCGAAAAACTGTTCTTTGAGTCACTCTATATCGACTTGCCGCTTCATTTACCGAGATTTTGATGGACATCCATTTACCCCCGACGCATCGTAGTAATCACAAAAGGAACGGCAAAAATAAACATCCTTTTCAGGATCAGGGGCGAGATTATTTTTAGCCGACTCTCTTACTTCTTCTAGCCACTTCAAACCTTCTTGCGCCATTACGGGGTCGTAAGGTTCCGTGTGTTCTCGAATATCCGCCGAAGTTCCATCCCTAGCAATAGCAACGAGAGTGACCTTTTCTACTTCATACCCATTAGCAGTAAGTAAGTATCCATAAACCTGAACCTGCATCCGTTGTTGAGCACTAGGGAAATAACGAAGGCTTTTAACCTTAGTTGTTTTCCAGTCCACTACTTGTTTTCTATCTTTAATAAAGAGATCTATATGACCGCGCAATCCTTCAATCGAAAATTCTTGCTCAATCATAAAGTTGTCCCCGAAAGGATCTTCTCTCTTAATCGCTTCTGCAATTCCGGAATGAATAAAAGTTCCCATAATTGCTGGCAACGAATCTGTTTCATTTATCTTTGGAGCCTTAGTAAGATGCATAAACACTCTGCGACGGCAATCTCCTACCGCAGACGGTCCAACATCTACTTGCAAAGATCTGTCTCGCTGATCATCGTGCGCCGCTAGAGCAGTTGCCAGCATTTTTGCTATATCGCTCACGAAGTCTCCATCCCAGTACGAACCGAAGTACCAATCGAGCGAGCAATATCTACCTGAGTTTTAATCCGCGCAGCATTAGCCCTCGCTGCTCGTACCATAGCCTCGGCCCTTGCAATTTGAAAGTGCAACTCCTCGTTTTCAACAATAGCCATATCCTCGCGCTCTCCTACTGTGTAGTTTTTTCCCATCGGAGATGACTTACTCGATAGCGATAAACGACTCTTTGCCAGAGATACCTCATAATGAGCCTTCGTCGTAAAATACGCCTCCTCGGCAGATGCAAGGTAGTCGTGACACATATCCAATTCTTTAGACAGTTCTTTGAGTCGTTTCTCAACCTGCATAGGCGTTACGACGCTCATTTTTGTAACCCGTGTTTCACTATTGCGATTGCCACCATTTTAGTTCGACTCGTAGCCGCATACCAGTCCGGCGAAATATCTTTAGGCACTTCTATTGCTTCAAGATCCATAGCGATTTGATTACGCAATTCTTGTTCGCTCATTTTCCAACCTTTCTAAAGAAAAACTTTTTGCCTACATACTCGCACTCGTAATTTATATGATTTTGTAATTTACGCCTACTGTTGAATTTGGCCTCACACTCACTTTCGAGGCAGTGAAAACGATCCCAATTCCACCACAAATTGACATCTGCCACTATATGAAAACCTAGTATTTGACGAGCAGTTTTGATTTTCATTTTTTCTCACCCAACGCAATCGTCGCGCATATATCTTGAACCTGCATCGCTACATTTTCGATTCCGTATTTAACGATTTTCTTTTTATCCTTAACCAGATCAAGAGCGCAGATTTTGTCGTAAATTTCTAGTCTGATTTCTGTTTCAAGTCTTGCCATCAAACGAGAAACCATTTCAGATAACTTTTCGTCTGTAGGTGCTTTAAGGATCAACTTGCCATCTTTAATGCCCCAATGAAGTTCGTCTTTGCAAAAAATTTTCATATCAACATCCCATCCTCTGATGCTCGCCAAACGATGCACCGATTTCCTTTTTCATTAGGTCGAGTTAATCCAGTATCTAATACAAGTCCAATATCTACAAGCGCACCACGAATAGGGCGAACCGTGTTGCCTTCGAGGTGAAGATACTTTTCGATTTCCTGATCAGTCGCTCCCTGCATCCCTCTATTAAGAAGCATTTCGTAAACTCTTTTTTTAAGAGTTCCGATTTTAGGTTCAATCTTTTGTCGTGCTTCAATCGAAGTTTGTTTCATTATGACAACTCCTGAACTCGCTTATTAAGCGCATCTTTAATTGTCGTACCCTTGACCTTTATATCCAAAAAATCCTTTTCGTCTGCCCATATTTGACGAAGGCGAGTAACATCATTAGTTTCAGTAATTAGATCAAGAATTTTTTCTAAACGCTCCAACTGCTCCGGAGTAAATGTGCGAATAACCGAAAGATTGCGACGAGGTTCTTTTTCGTAGCGTTCTACTTTTTCCATTTCTTCCCGCGAAGGTCGCTTATTTCCGGAAAAAATAAAGTTAGCAAGCGCACGACCTACGGCACTTGTTTCACATACTTCAAGAGCAGACGATTTAGTCACCATCGAAGCCCCGACAATTTCTTCTGCCATTCCAGTTGTTACGCAACGAGAATCTTCTCTGTCGGTAAAAACATAAGCCTTGATAATGAAACGATTCTCGTCTTGGTAAAGCACATCCGTATGAATTCTTCCATTCGGAAATTGCTCCCAAAACTTTTTGATACGGGATTCGACTGTATCGTAATCCTCTAAATTAAAACGACCTGCCATTTTATTTGCCTTCTTTCTCTTGAAAAGGGTTAGGTGCGAATACATCTAACCTGCCAGCCTTTATTGCATTTATACAAGAGAAGCACAACAGCGCACCACTCTCGAATGTATAACCAAGTTTATTTTCCGAACACATTACGCACTTTAAATTCATTACATCCACTCCCCTTCGATTAAAACAGTACATTTTGCAGGTCGCTTAGCGAATCCGAATAGAAGATCATCATTAGAAGGAGTTACTGTTGCAGTAAAACGAATCTGCATACCAGCCTTAACATCGCGATATTCAGGAACGCTTGACCAAACTTTAAAACCGAAAACATCTTGAACGAGCATCTTCATTTGGAATCCGTAATCATTTTCGTAAGACTTAACACTAAGGATAATTCCGTCAATAGAGATGCGACCTTCGGGACACTTAACACCTTGCGCAATTAGTTCGGCACTTTTTGCATCGCGTTCAGCCTTACGAACTTTTTGCTCATCAACTTGCACGAACAGTTTAGCGACTAAATCAAGTTGCTTTGTAGAAAGAGTCGCATCACGCTCGAACTTTCCAGCAAGATCAGCAAGAATGTAATGTTCTTCACGACGAGCGATAAGTTCATTAACGATTGGAAATTCAATTTTAAAAGCATCAACGCGCTCCGCAATAGTTTTGCGCTGAGCATTTAGACGACCTTCTGCGCGAAGAGCATCGAACTCTGCGCGAGTAATTCCAAAACGAGAATCGAGACAAGTTTCGCCAACATTAATGATTTCGCCAGTAGAAAGATTTTTTAATTGAGCAACATAACGAATACGAGATCCACAATGATCGCAGTTGAGAAGATACTTATCGTCCTCGTTGTCGCAAGTGTCATAGCACTTAATAAGTTGATAATTATCAGGATTAAAATCCTTATTACCAGCCTGATGAATTGTTGAAGCCTTTGCCATCATCTTGCCTTTCGTTCGGGGGTTCCTTCTCTGGAACCTGATAAGAGAAATCTACCCCATAGATTACGGAATGGGAAGCATTTGCCGAAAAAGGTTAAAAAAAGATTTTGGGCGGGTCTTGTGGCAGGATGAGCCTATGATCAGAGTTCAAATAAGCCTATGGAGCCTTGCCGTCGTGGTCGAGGCTGAACTCAAATACCCTGACCAGATAGACGATATTGTGAACAGGGCAGGAACCCTCTTTATGACCGGCTTGATGGCTGCCAAAAATCAAGAATTAGACATTATTCAGGGTAATTTCCTTGACCCCGATGAAGAAATAGCCGAAGAGGATTAACTCTTTTTTTGCTCCATAAAGAGAAAAGGTTCAGCCGTGTAAGGATCATATTTGCTGGCAATTTTTAAAGCCCATTCCAGCGAGGCTCCGGCACTCAAAGCCCCAATCGCAAGGCTAGATCCAGACCCCACTCCATAAATTCCCGACGAGTCTAGGCTTACTGCAAAATCGTCCCCTACATCAAAAACTTCACCGGCAACCGCAATTAGAAATCCGAATCGAGTTTCTTCCTCTTTATCATCTTCTAACTTTAGGTCGTTATCCTTAAAACATTGTTTTAGGGAAGGGATTACCTTACTAATAACGAAATGATATAAATCTTTTTTATCCCCCACCGTAGGCGAAGGCGGATTCCAAATATGTTGGGCTACATCGCAATAACTAGAAAGACCGCTTCCAGCGATTATGTACTGACCCCTTTGAGAAATCTTCACCATACGGGGATGATTAAATTTTCTCGTAGCAGTCACCAAAGAATCGGCCCCAAACCTGACCCCATCTTTATCTTGAACTGCCACGATAGTTGTCATTTAATCTAACCAGACTTGATATTGAGCCGTGACTCTACCTTTTTCTGGATCAACGAAGTGTAATCTTTGAGACGGCATCCCACTAGCAGCCATCGAATCTCTTGCGTATCTGTTATCGCTTTCAGTAGAGCCAGTCCAGTAAAGGTTAAAGTTTTTCTGAATTGGTTCCTGAGCGTGACGATGGTAATGCCCTAAATAGATATCGTGGAAATCATAATCGTGCGCTCCGGCTTTCCATCTATTTGCCCCCGCAATCCAAGCCGCAGGAGAAGCAAAACCAGAACGACCCAACTCATCGCCGTGCATTAGCAAGGCTCTGTAATTGCCGACAGCCACTTCTTGAATATCTTCTGGGCAATCTTCCCAAGTTAATCTTTTTTCATTACTTAGCATTTTCCGTGCAAACTCGTAACACATCCGGTCCACATTGTCGTTCTTTGGGACTTCCGCTCGCTTCCCGCCAATTCGCCCGTGATTTCCCCACTCAGCAACGACGGTTACTTTTTCAAAGTTAGCAAGCATTAACCGAACAAAATCTTCTAATAATCGAGAAACAGTAGTGAATTGAGTAAATAGGCTTGAATCTATCTGCCAAAGTTGAGCAGGATAATTGAACAAACCTTCCACCATATCCCCACCAAACATAACGACGCACTCTTTAACGGGGTGATGTTGTCTTTGGAGATCAGTAAGCAAGACAATTTTGTCTGCAAACTGGAGAACCCTTTTACGCATAATTTCAGAGTTATACGAGGTTGTAACTTTTGCTCCTTGCCAGTCCGTAGAATGAACAAGAGCCACTTCGGATTTTGCTTTTCTTTTATCTATCTTAGGAGCCGGAATAGGCGGGACTTTACCGAGGGCAAGCATCGCTTCATACGCGCCTAATTGAGTTGCTTCAACTAATTGGTCATTACGAATCTTAGCCGCGGCTAGTTGCCTTTGAGCATTGTTTAACGCTCGTTGTAAATCTTCTATTTGTTGATTTGATTCCGCTTCATTAAGTTGATCTTCAAGACTCATCAAATCCCGCTATCTCTTTTCCGTGCTTCGTGTATCCCTCTTTATCAAGCCACGAATCTTCCTTGAACGGGTTGTGAAATAAACGAACGGATTTAAGCGCATCCATCATAAGCGCAACTTGATACGCAGGAATATCATCTTCGAGTTTAAGAAATCCAGCCCATACCCGACCAATAGCGGTGAATTCATTATCGGCATCACCATATTCATCAAGTCGTTCGGCAAGGATTTCGTTTACTTTTTTGGACACCGGCATTGACCGTTCTTATGAGCGCGAATTGAATCGCTACTTGTTTTATGATTCTCGGCCCTAAGAGCCTTAACGATTAACGATACTGGGTAATTTTTTGCCCAAGCAGTTTCTAAAGATTTTTTATCTTCATCCGAAAGCGAATTAAAAAGTTCTTGATACGCGCAAAATTCGCCAACAATTCTCGCTTTCTTGCCGTACATTTCTAAAGTATTTTGCAAAGTCATAACGCCCCCTTTGGGAGAAGGCTACCGTATCGCTAAGTAAAAGCAAAAACCCCCGATGGTGAGTCGGGGGTCATTGCCGGATGGAAACTTATCAGACTTTAGGAGTTCCGTCTGGGTTTAGTTCAGTAATTCCATATTGGTTCGTAAGCGGAGTTACGATAAGAGTAAGCGCGGCTACGGCAGATCCAGCAAGAGCCGACCACACCGGATTGAGATGCAAAGTGTGAACATATTTTACGCCTTCTGCAAAAGCCGCTCCAAGTAAAGCGATAAGAGCGTGACGAAGTTGAGGTGAGAGTTTTTCTAGCATTACTTTCCTTCTTTCGTTATGTGTTCAGCGGCGGGCAAAGTACCTGCCGCCCTATATCTTAGCGATTCCCACAACGGAGCGGGAATTGCGTGTATCCCAAAATGAGTCCGATGGTGAGCCGTACATAAAACTTCGAGATTTCCGGGGGATTCAATCCACGCTTGAAAATCTTCATCGCTTTCAAAATGAAGCCCAAACGCTTCTTCTATCTTTTTCGTGTCCGTGCTGTTGATTTGGCTAAATTCAATATGAGAATGATGCAACTCAGCCCCGCCAGAACAGAGATCATCGTCGATAATGCACTTCCAAAGACCTTGCTTTTTTAGGCGGGTTTTGGCGGCATTAAACAGATGATAGTGAGGGTCGCTTTCGCGGGGTTCGTGTTCAGGGATATTGGTAATGAGGTGAAGCGTTAGGGGAGTCGAGTGAGCATCGGTCATACTTTTACAAGCGTTCCAGCCGCATTTTTGTAATAAGCGTAGCCTTTAGGAGCCATCTTAAACGGAGCAGTCAGTAAATTAGCGATAGAAAACGGAGCCTTACCCTTTAGGTCATAAAAAGCCGGTGTCGTAATATCAGGAAACACGCAGACCTTTCCAAAGAAAGTCTTGTTAAAGAATCCGCCGAAAGCGTGATCTCCTACTTCAATTAACCAGACACGACCCAAAGAATCCGGCTTTGAGTAGGTGGCAATAAGAGGGTCGCAAATCATTTCAGCAAGTTCGTGGCAGACAACGGTGACTAGTCCTGACACATATCTTTCCGCGATTGTCTTATTTATAGATTTCAAAACCTTTGAAGGGTAATAAATTCCAAACATTGAAGAACCGCTTGCTTTTGGAGATACATACCCCTCCGGCTTGCCAGCAACGACTTTGTGGTAACCAGCCGCTCCAGCGTGTCGATTATTTTCCGTAATATAAATAACCCAGTCTCCAGCATCGGCAGTCACTTCTAGCGCAGGAGCGTTCCAAGCCTTCACCACTAAATCGGAAAAATACCCAACGGCAGTAACGAGCGTATGGAAATCATTGTCAGCAATTCCAGCCTGATTGACGAGTTGAACTTTCATTTAGACGCCCCTATAAGGAAATCGGATAATGGGAAATTTTTGCCGGGATCAGTATGACCACCTGCAATTTTTTTAGCGGAAGTTATATCAGAGTGATAGGCAAAACCTTTAGTTTTCCCATCGAGTATTTGAGCGTTAGTTAGGTGGATTGGCGGAATCGAGTATTGCTTACATAAATCTTTAGCGAGGGCAATTAAGTGAACAAGTTCGTTTTTGCTATACGCATCGTGCCATTGTGCAGGAGTTTGCGAAGCCGCTCCAGCAAGTTCAATCGAAATGCTTTGCTGATTAAGGTCGAAATCATCCACCGCCCACGCAGTATCGGAATCCTTAACGGACTGATAAATCTCTTTATCATCCACGCAATAATGAGCCGAGGCTTGTGGCGCAGTAGATCCAGCGAACCAAGTAGCGACTTGTTTAGCCCTTCCAGAAGTCTCCGGAGTTTCCATTGTATGAATTACTATCATTCGAGGAGAATGACCGCCACGACCAGCCGTAAAGTGTTTAGCCTGAATTAAGGGATAACTCATTTCAAGTTTCGTCTTTCGTAAAATCTTCCCCGTAATTCGGCTAAATCTTCCCCGTGAGTATCAACCTTTTTGTCGATAGTTTCAACGGTAGATTTCAAAGAGTTAATCGCTTCCCTAGCACCACCGGAATTGCCACCGAATTCTTTATTCATTCTTTCGACAATATATGTAACCTGTTGTTGCAATAAAGCAAACTCGACTTCTCGCCTTTTTTCTGCCCTTTTTTGCTGGATTAAAATACTTCCCCAGAAAACTATAAATGCTCCCGTTCCCCACAAAATTTGAACCCAAGCGGCAGTTTTGTCTACGGTCACGATTGCACCTTTCGGATGTGTGTTAAACCCAAGTAATAGTTCGAATTGTACCGCTATTGTCTACCGCTTTGAGCGTGTTAGAAGTTGTGTTCAACCAGATGTCACCCTTACGCGGATTGGTTGGATCAGTGGTAACACTCGGGGCAGTAAAGCGTTGAGCAGTTTCCAATTTTTGTAAACGAGAATAAACCGAGTCAAACATTTCTTTTAAATTAGGCGTTAAGTTAATGAATCCCATTTAGTAAGTTCCTGTCGTGAGAGTAAGCATTACTTGTTCTGGACCATTTTCTCCTGCGGTTACAGAAAGCGCAACGACACGATATATGCTATCAAGGGTAGTTGGAAAGCGATTGTCGGTAAGACGAACTCGCACATCATCCCCCAATTCATAAGTTCCAAAAGCAGGATCTACATACGGAGGGGCGATTACCTTTAGAGTTGTTGGCGGGTAAGAAACGGCGGTTACTTGACCAGTTGCTAAATTTCCAAGCATTGTTGCATCGGTAATATCGGAGTAATTTATCTGATCTTCAAGTAAGGGAAATCCAGAAGCGATTGCCGTGGTGCTACTAGCGGAAGCGATTAACTTGCCTTCATTACTTCCAGCCCCGACTGCGTAAATCATATTAGCGGCAGTTGAGCCATCTTCCGGATATGTGTATTCGACGATATTTCCAGAAGGCAACTCAAAAACAGGAGAAGTTTTGCTGGTGCTTGAATAAACTTGACCGCTTCGAGGGTAATAAGTATTAAAAGATTTAGCAGGGTTTCCGCTGCCGTCATAATAAACAGAAATTTCAAAGTCAAACCCACTTGTTCGTTTTGATAAATCTTGAATTGCGCTAAAAACAGGTTTTAATTCATACGAGTAATAAGTACGAGAAACTAATACACCAGAAACAGATGAAGATCCGGGATCTTGATTGTAGAGAACCCCAATATTTCCACTTGTTACACCTTGCGCCGCCGATATAACTTGTTGAGCAATTTGAAGTTGATCAACGCTATTGAAAGCATAAGTTGAAGTAATTCTTCTCCGCTCGAAATACGACATAAACTCACGCGCTTGAAAAACTAAAGTTTGAGATTTTGAATTGTATTCGCGTCCCCACAAAACCCCGCCCCACACAAGCACACCGTTTCTATCCACATACACAGCCGTTTTTCCGGGAACCGTTGCATTAGGGACATTAAGACCGGCAGAATTTACACCGGATAAAAGTAAGTGACCAGTAAAAGTCCCCGGTGTATTTAATTGCTGAGCATAAGTAACACCCGTCATTGGCAATTCAGCCAATATCTGATTAGTTACTAAATCCGCAAATAAATACCGATACTGTGTCGTCGTCATTCGACTACTTTACAGGTTGAGCAGGAGTCTCCGGCAAATCAGCAAGTACGCCAATAGAGATGAGATACTCATTAGTTGGCTTCGTAAACGAGTCCGACTTTTTATCATAGGTCGCCCACCGATGAGGCACTTCCTTCTCATCAAGCCAAATAAACTTATCGTAGCCAGACTCGATACAGATACGAGTCGCTAGGTCGTCGTTCTGCTCAGCAAATACCAAAGTATTTTCAACGCGATTAGCGATGAGAAATGTGTAATGTTTTTCAGCCATTATTAGTCTCCTTTATGACCAGTATGTAACGCGAGCATATCCAGAGCCACCAGTGCCGCCTATGTTGTTTGTTGTTACTGCTCCAGCACCTCCGCCACCTCCGCCACCGCCAGTATTTACTACTCCAGCAGTTCCAGCAGTCCCCGTACCGCCACCGCCTCCACCAGAAGGAGCGATACCAGCAGGAAATCCGGAACCTGCGCTACCACCACCACCACCACCACCAAAACCATCTATACCTATGCCGCCGTTGCTTCCCAAAGACCCCGTTGTTGTTGTAGGGCTAGAAGCAATTCCACTTCCGCCACCGCCACCTTGCGACCCTGCGCCCGGGAAAGCGCCCGAACTTGGCGAACTATATGACTGAACATTTCCTCCAGCACCTCCGCCACCTCCACCCGTTACTGCTCCAGTTCCAGCAGTAGCGCCACTACCACCACCGCAACCGCCAGACAATCCGCTGGCAGGGCTGCAATTTCCGCCTCCACCGCCACCTTTTGCTGTTGCTAACGCGCCAAAAGTTGTGTCTCCACCATTAGAACCAGATGTTGCAGCGGCACCAGTTCCTCCAGTACCTCCGTTGCCGATTGTAACGGTATAAGCAGTTCCAGCAGTGACAGCAAGCGTTTTCCTAACAATTCCGCCACCTCCGCCACCTCCACCGCCATCGCTAATATTGGCGGAATAACTATTTGCTCCACCCCCACCACCACCGACCATAAACACTTCAACAGTCGTGCAGTTAGACGGAGTAGTGAATGTAGCAGTAGAGAGAAACTCCTGAACCTTCTGAGTCACGCCACCACCGGCAGCTGGAATAGTTGAGGATCCCATTACAGAGCCGCCTTTTCATCAGGAGTCATTATTTTTTTAGATATAGGTTCATAGACCATACCGACAGGAACGCAGACATTCCACTTACGGTCATAATAATCACCTTGTTTGATATGGTCTTCTGGAACAACTTTAACGCACTCAGCGCCAGTAACTTCCTCGGCGATGTTTTGAGTATCGGCAACAATAATATTTACAATTATATCGCCATTCAAGACTGCATAGTTAGCCATTCAGATTCTCCTTAGTAATAAATATAAACAACACCAGCACCACCGGCGCCAGCAACAGTTCCACCACCACCACCACCACCACCGGTTCCACCTGCACCACCCGTAGTTGTTACCGCGTTATTGCCTGCTCCGGTGTATCCTGCACCACCGCCGCCAGCAAATACTGCTCCAGTTCCACCGACTCCACCAAGTGCAGAACCACCTGCTCCACCAGTATTTGCTGAATTAGCAGCACCACCACCACCGCCAGTACCAGTACCATTGCCACCTAATGCTCCGTTTTGTCCAAACGAACCGCCACCACCGCCACCTGAAATAGCAAATCCACCAGCACCACCTGCACCGGAAGATTGTGCGCTTCCTCCATAACCACCTGTTGCTGATAAATAATTATTGGAAGGAACTGGAGCAAATGCACTTGCTCCACCCACATTCCCTCCTGAGCCTGAACCACCAGTTCCCGGGTATCCAGCACCACCTCCCATGCTTAGGATGCCGCCTGCTCCTCCGGCACAAGCAATCAAAGAACCAACAGCAGAATAACCATTGCTTGCTCCAACTGTCACTGCCGTTGGACTTGCTACCCAACCTTGTTGAACTGCACCACCACCACCAGCACCGCCGGCCGAAGCGCTTCCACCGCTACCTCCACCTCCAACTGCAATGACATAGACCTGTGTAACAGGAAATGACAAACCAGTTGTGGTTGTTGTGTAAGTATTGCGAAGTGTTAATCCAAGAGGAACACCTATTGTGAGTGCGGGTGTACTGGAACTAGAGGCAGGTACTACCGATGAACCCATTACGCAACCGTCATTCCGCTAATCTGGAAGTTCACTGTGGTAGCCGAGGCTCCGCCTGTGAGTGTGTTTGTTGTCAGCAAAACCTGCTTCAAGTCAATATAAATAGTTGAGTTTGCAGCGATAGCAGTCGTTGTATGGAGAGCGACCTGACCGGCTGACGGACCCATAGCGAGAGTAAAAGTAGCGGCAGTAGCGGCAGTATTGGTCACAGCAATATTAGTCACCACAGTAGTCGTCGATGACGGTACTGTGTAAAGAACTGTCGTTGTAGTAAGAGTCGCTGCTCCGCGAAATAGAACTGCTGGGGTATTTGTTGCCATTTATTTCTCCTTAGTATGCCTGCATAAAGACAGCAGTTTCGATGTTTGAAGTACTAATAGGGGTAGTAACAAGAACTCGGTTGTCAGTTATATTTGCGTTCAGAATTTGAGTAACTGCCGCACCGACGGCAATAGTAGCAAGCAACAAAGAGTTTGCCGGTTGCGTTGGGGCAACAGGAGACACGGCTGGAGTTCCGGCAATTACCGAGAATGAAACGGCGTTAAGAGATCCAGTATAAAAAGCATCATTAACCTGAACCACGACAATATCTATTCGAGGGTTAGACGGGTTAGCGGTTGAAACAGTAAGAGTCGCTGCGGCATCGTTGTATGCCATATACGCACCCATATTGGTTTGCGTTGTGCCGATGATATTTCCCCAACCGGAAGCAACAGAAACGGACATTCCGGGAGAAGCAGATTGGGTCACTTGAAGGTCGGTTGAGTTAATTACGCCCGTTGTTTTCCACAAAGCCTGAGCGGTTAGGCGGTCATTTTCGGCAGGGTGAGAGCCGTTCTGTAACCAACTTGGAGGGGTTCTTAATGCCATTTCATCTCCTTAGATATACGCGTTTCGCCAAGTCACACTAGCCGTTGTTGTACCGGCAAGTGTACCCGTTCCTGTTAGATAGTAAAGGTTATTGCCCGGAGGCGCAGAGAACCAATTAGACCCACCGGCAACAAGATTTCGGGCAGGAGAACCATTTATTGAAACTAATTTGCTATCAAGGTCAATAATAATTACATCGGTATTTGTATAACCACCGTTAATAGTTATGTAAGTCCCTTGCGTTAAGTTTCCAAAAGTTGGGTTGTTAATTGGCCCATTAAGGGTAATTGTTGGATAAGTAGTTGCCCATCCAGCGTTGTTGACGGTTGTAGTGATAGCGGAAGATCCCCCTCCATAAGTAAGAGGGTAAACACGATTATAAGTACGCCCAAGAGAGTTGGTGACGGTAAGGCTTCCTGTTTGTAGCGCATCATCGTAATATTTAGGATCAGGGCAGAAGAAAGAATATTGAGACTTAATATATCCGTAAGTGTATTCAGGATCAACCCTTGTTGCATTGACGCGAACGCGAGCACTAATTCTTTGCAAACCACCTGACGAAGATAATTGAAATTGCAAAATTGTTGTTCCGCTTGTTTGAGGAAGTAAAGAATTTTGTAAAAGATTATAGTTTTTTTGTGCGCTATTTCCGCCACCGGCTAAAGTTAAAATATCGACAATAATAGTTCTTCCTGCTAAGAAGTCATTACCGGAATACATACCGTCGTTGTATCCGCGGTTATCATCTTGATTTCTGATTCCGGGCAACGCTTCCAAGCCATCGACAGAAGTAATTTGATACGGAGAACCAGCCCCACCAAATACAAAACCATTGAAAGCAAATGAATAGTTATTTAGAGATGAAACCGTTGGCATTAGTTACCCCTTGCTTGACCAGCGCCAGATAAAGCATTTGAAGCCGAAACATTTGTTGCGACAGAAGTTCCAAATTTAATAGCACTTACTACTTGTTGCGCAGTTGCGGCAGGATCAGTTAAATTGACTCCAGTAATTGAAATGTTGTTGGTGTAACTTGACGAACCGCCAGCGACATCTGCGCCATTGGAACCGCGAACAATAGAACCATCTGGAAGTTGCACATCTCCACTTGGCAAAAGAGTTGGAACCGTAATTGGAGTAACCGAAGGAATTTTTTCTGTTGGCATTGGCTTTTTGGTTGGTCCACTACCGCCGCCACCGGATAATTGAACTTGCCCAAGAGCGGCAAGAGCAGCGGCGACTGCGGCTATTTTTGCAAGTAGCGCATCTAGTTGTTTCATTATTTCAGCCGAAATTGCTTTAACCGATTTGTCGAAGGCTTCTTGCGCTGCTAATAAAGAAGCCGTTAAAATGTCTTGCGCTTTCTTCAAAGCAATATCTCGCGCATCGCTAGCCGCTTGCGTAGCCTTGTCCAAAGTATCCTGAGCCTTTTTCATTGCCGTATTAAAAGAATCGTTTTCTTTATCAAGCGCAGACTGGAGCGCATTAGCGTTGTCTTTCAAGTCAAAATTAAGTTGAGCAGCAACAGTAGCAAATTGTTCTGCCAATTTTTGATCAGCAAAATGAACTCCATCATTCATTTTTGTTGCTAGATCAGTAACTCCATTTTGAGAAATAGTGTTGATTTGGTCATAAAGAGTTTTGATTGCTGCTTGCGTTTCAGGAGAAGCTGACAATACCGACTGCGCCAGCGCATCGCCTTGTTGCGGACCCTGCGAAATAACTTCATCTATAAACGCTTGGTTATACCCCTGAGCCGAAAGCAATCCAGCATCTTTTTGGAGTTTAGTTACATCATTTAATTGTGTTTTGAGTTGGTCTTGAAGTCCAGAAGCGGTTCCCGCTCCAGCCGTAAAGAGTTTTCCTAAGTCAATTTTAGTCGCGCCTTCAAACGCGCTAGTCATTAGCCCGATAGATTGATTGATAATTGACCCTTGTTGGTCATTAGCCTTTTGAATAAGTTGCGTAGCCTTATCAGCATATTGTTGCTGGATACTCAGCATATTTTGTTCGTGAGAAGTCTGAGCATTTTCTACGGCATTGTTATACGCTTCTTGAGCCGCGGCAACTTTATCATCGTAAGTTTGCTGAATATTTGCAACTGTTTCATCGTACTTAGTTTGCGCTGCTAATCTTTTATCATCTAAAGTCTTTTGGGCATCGGCCATTTTTGTTTGGCGTTCCAAAAGGACAGCGTTCATCTGGTCATTTAGCGTTACCGCTTGATCGTTTAACTTTTTGATTGTAGCGTTACGAGCATCAAGAGCCTTTTGTGCGGCGGCGGCGGCCTTGTTTACATCCCCAGCCGCACCTAATCCGCCAGTAATTCCAGTATCTCCACCGGCAGAAGTACCACCAGAAGTTGCCAAAACACTTCCAAGAGTAGGGAGAACAATCTTTTTATTTGCAAGACTATCAAGGCTTGACCCAAATTTGCCTACCGAAAGCGCGGCTTCGTCAATTCCTTTTCCAATAGCCTTAAACGGCGCACCGAGAACAGGGATCTTTGCAACCGT